TTTAGTGAAATACTTTTCTGGTTCAGCATTGATGTTCTTACCAAAAACTTTAACGCCATTTGACAATACATATTGAGTGGAGACTTTTTTAATGATATTATATTTTTCTGCAATGTCAAGCAATCCGTAATAACGATCTAAGCCTTTGCTGTATGTAATTTTAATTTCAACAAATTTGTTTTCTTTTGTTAGACGGCTCTTGTGTAATTTTGCTTTAACAATGTTACCGATAACTTCAGTACCATCTTTGTCTTTCTTCTTAGACAGATATACGATTGTAGATGCTGTGTACTTCAAGCCAGAACCACCAGACATTTCTTTCATTGGAATGTATGCACCAACAACATCATAAACGTGATTTGTTACAAGCAAAGGCACACCAATCTTAGCAAGTTTCAAATTCAATACACGAAACGTTGCTTTGAGTATTTGACTCTTAGTCATGTCTCTTGTCTCTTTACCTTCAGATGTATCTTCCATTTCTTTTGTAGAAGATAACTGACCAAGAGAATCAAGAACCATCATCATTGGTTTACGTGCTGATTCTTTTTGTGCAGAATACTTTTCAATGATTTGCAATGCAGTATGACGAAACTTTTGAATTGTATCTGGCTCAGAGATGATAACACGTTTAGTGTCTACACCACGACTGTCCATCATAGACTTTGTAACTGCGGCTTCAGTATCAAAGTAGATAACACCGCCATCAGGATTTGCATCAAGAAACTGTTTGATAACACCAAGCACAAAGAAAGTCTTGCCCGTTGAAGACTCACCTGCAAATGCTGTCACTTTGTTGTTTGGCACACCACCATAAATGCTACCACTCAGCAGTGCATTTAATGCATAAGAGCCAGTGTCAATGCTACCACTAAACTCAGCCGATGCGCCACCGTCGGAAAGAATCTTTGTGTCATCATCTTTTAATTGCTCAACTAAATCTGTAAAAAAATTGCTCATTGTGTTTTTCCTTCATAATATTTTGTTAATAACTTTGGCGAATGTTGCTCATACTCAGTAACATCAGGTTCGCTTTTCTTCTGCACCTCTAACTCATAGGTACGCTTACGGAGTTCCGATGTGCTATAACTATGATTTCTTACATGATAGTATAACTCAATTCCGTTCTCAATGCAATATTGTTTACCAGTAAAGTCTTTATTTTTGTATTCTTCACCGAGAAATCTGATATGCATTGTCTGTGTCATAATGAGATTAGCTAAATCTTCTTCGGTAAGATAAACAAGAATCTCATCAACATACTTACATGCTTGCAATTGAACATATCGTTCATACACCGATTGTACAGGTTTATTTTTTGTACTAGGTCTATCTACAGTAGGATCAACTTGTAGCGCAACAATCAAATAGTCACATAATTTTTTTTCCATCTTTAGCATTGTTACATGACCAGCATGAAATAAATCAAATGACGAACAATTAAAACCAATTTTCATAAATTATCTTTCTGCAAACTCCGCATATTTTGATCTACCATCTCTGGTGTATTTGCGTTTAAAATCTTCTAGTTCTTCTTTTGTCATGGGTATGGGTTCCATGAGTGACGCATTCAAATTTTCATCGCCAAAAGATTGTTCTGGCGTTTGTGTTTTTTGTTTTCTTTTTCGTTTTGATGCAACTTCAGCGGGTGGAATATCAACTTCATATCCACCAGACTTTTCTTCTTTTTCTTTTGCAATTTGTCTCAAAGAAAAATTGCCTGCAATCACAAGCAAGACTGCCATTGGATCAAACACAAGAACCAAAAGAATAATAACGAATCGTACAGACTTATCTAGTAAATTAGAATCAACGCTATCACCATAGATTAACGCCGCAATATATTTGATCGGACCAACTTCTGCTTCCACTTTACGAATTTCGGTGGCGATAGGAGCCCGCTCTTCATTAAGAGTCGAAATCCGCTTGTTATATGTTTCGATTTCTTTAAGTATGCGACTACGTTCTGTCTGTTGGGCTTTGCGTAGACTTGCCGCTTTTTCGGCACCCTTTTCGTTTGTTGAGCGAACCATAACTTGATCCACTGATTCATCCATTTGTTTGAGCGTTTTGCGATTAACATCAATATTATCCTTCTCAACTTTAATCTTCTCATCGATCATTGCAATTTTTGCAGACACATCACCACTTACTAGATTTTGGTCATTGTGTGCTTTAGAAAGGTATCCAAATATTCCTAATGATGTGATGAGCATTAGAATGATAACTGCTATCGTAAAATAGTATTTCAGAAATCTTGGTGCGATTGACCAATTCTTGTATGCCCATGATGCGGCAATGAGTTTAGAAAACTCAAGCGCACCACCCATGATTGCAATTGGAATTGGACTGGCCGCAAAGATGGCCATCAAACCAATGACAGAATAGTATGCGGCAATAGCAGAGAGAGATATCGCACTCAATAATGTAATCAAAGCAAATAACATAATTATCCTCTAGTCAATGTCAACACCTTATCAATTTGTTCTTGAATCTTTGAAGTGCGATTCGGCCAGTAGATATATTCTTTCTCTGGATTCTTCATCAAGTTGACAAGCAAAGGCATGATGAGTTGTTCTAATTCTTTTAGATTCTTTTTTACGTCTGCTGTCATGTTTTGACGTTCTGCATCAAGCCCAAGTTTACCTTGATTGTATAATGATAGCATTGCATCTAATTTTTCTTCTACACGTTGTAAAGATTCTGAAGATTGCGCTACCGTTTCTCTAACGATAATAGTATCTTCTAGTGTAGTTGGATCGGTGAGTCTAGTTAATGTTGATTCATCAACAGCACTAAATCCAAAATCATCTTCTTTTCTAAACGCTAGGTATTCTGCGGGTATTGTTCTTGTTGTCATGCGAAAAAACTTTCCAATGAAGAAACACGTTCGGTCTTCCAGCCAATTGTGTTTACAATTGTTTTTAATGGATCAAGATATGCTTTGTCAAATTGTGTATCATAGTCGATGTACTTTTCCAAATTGAATTCTTTTGGCAGTGCAGTCAATATAGAGAATACATTTTCTTGAACGGGATTTGGAACTTTCATGTAACAAAATTTAGTCTTGTCACCATCCTGAATAAGTTGATACTTCTTAGTCAGTTTATACTTTTTCAAAAACGTATTAAACATTATCGCACCACGCACATGCATAGGTGTGCCTTTTGAATATAGTTCCGAACTACTGATGTATTTAGACAAGTCGCTAACACCACGTGGGAATGCAATGTCTTCGAATGGAAGAGTTTTGAATTCTTGTTTGAATGCTTCAACGAAAGATTGAAAGTCTGTTTCATTACCATTCATCACAATCTTCAGAGACTCTTTAATTTTATCTCTGCATGACATTGGTGTAGAAGACTTGACAGCTTCAATACCCATCATCTTTAGTTTTGGCTCTGCAAAACGAACACCTTCAGAATCATACACGTTTAGAATGTATCGCTTCTTTGCAGTCCAGATACCTTTGTTGGCAATCACTTCACGCTTCATTTGCATTTTCTGCTCAAATGAATTCATGTAGTCTGCTAGTTCTTGGTATGACTTGTCGATGAATGGTTCAAATTTTTCGGTACACGCTTTGTCAACGAAATCAACAATCGTTTCAATTTTCGTTTCACCTTTCGATCCGTAGACCATATGTACCAGCGGACCAAGATTGACGTATACAGAGTCCGTATCCGATGCGATAACATAATCAATATCCTTAGTTTTCAATAGTTTGTTTAGATAACTATTCAGCTTCTTTTCAATCCAGCGAATAGCAAGTTGACCAGACAGAGTAATTGCTTCTGCTTGTCTAGTGTCAAAGAACCTAAAATATTGATTACCAAGTGCGCCATACGCAGAGTTCAATTGTACTTTCTTCGCAAGTTGCAAGTTCTTGTACTTTGAAATTTGATTTGATATTTCACGTTTACTTTCTTTGTTTGTTTCTTTTTCGTATGCCTTCTGTGCTTCAATCATTTTCTTTTTATATAACGACCGATCATCATACATGCGTTGCATCATAGCTGGCAAGAAGCCTTGCTTGTCACGCTTGAAGTAATGCCCATTGGCTGCCATGCAATATTCACCTTGTGATTGATATTCGCTGTTCAGCAAATTATCAATAGAGACACTTGTGTGGCGACCCTCAACAATTGTTTCTGGTGAAATATTGTATTGCATAATCAAGTGCGGATACAGAGAGTTCAAGTCAAATGAGACAACCCATTCATGCATACCAATAAGTGGATCTTTTACATAAGCACCAGCAAATTGTGAATCTTTTGATGTGTGAACATTCTGCGGTACAATAATATTCTGCTCAATCAAATCATTATGAATCAGAGTATCCCACATACGCACCTGCGTGAACACATCGTTGTAATTAACTTTAGCATCATACGCAAGCGCAAGTGCCATGTCAATCAATTGCATCTTTGCATCGATACGATCTACAAGTTCAACGTCATGTATGTTGTACTCAATAAACTTTTGAAAGTTTGTTCGGTACAATTGATGAAGACTTTCAACTTCAGAGTAGTCTATTTTCTTTTCGCCAAGTTCAATATATGCAATGTGATTAAGACTGAAACTTTCTTGCTGTGAATAAGTAAACTTCTTATATAGTTCAAGATAATCTAGCGTAGCAATACCAGACAATTCATAAATCGTTTCTTTTTTGAAACTTGAAACAGTCGTTCCTCCAGGAGTTTTACCTGTCACTCTTTCGTTAATCATTTTCCAAGGAGACAGGCGCTTTACAGTCTCTTCGCCAAGGAGTCGTTTGATTCGATTGACAATATATGGAATATCGAAAAACTTAATATTCCAACCAGTTACAATGTCTGGTGATGTTTCTTCCCACATTTCGAGAAAACGCATGATGAGATTATTTTCATCACGACACTTCATGTATGTTACATCATCACGATTGTTATCATAGTCACCACAGCCAAAAACATAAAAGTGTCCTGCTATCTTAAACGTGATGGCAGTAATCGGCTCACTCGCAGACTCAGGTTCAGGAAAGCCATTTTCAGAGCCAACCTCAATGTCAATATTTGCAATCTTAATTTGTTGCGGATCATAATCTATTTTTCCTGGATAGGTTTCATTGATGTACACATATGGAAAGTTTGTTGAGCCATAAACTTTGAAGTTGTCAACGTCTTCATAACGTTTCATAAACTCAGTAGCATCACGCATGGTGCCCTGTGATACTGCCGCAAGCGATTGACCATCTAGTGTTCGATACTCAGCATCTTTAGTTCCAGCTGGCAAATACAATGTTGGATTGTATTCAACTTTTTCGTTGAATCGTTTGCCATCTTTGTATCCACGAACAAGAATATTATTGCCAAGTTTAGAGAAGTGTGTGTAAAATTTCATCAATTAATATTTTTAAGTAAACAATGCCGAAGTCATAGAGTTATTATACACGGTTTTTATATAAAATGCAAATAATAAAAAATGGGGACATTGCGTCCCCATTGGTGTTATTTAAAGCGTTCTGCTTTGTGTTTCTTTGCATCTTGAATTGCTTCAAGAATTGCCATG